GACACAGAGGACTACAGAAACGACACAGCGTCAGGGACTTCAAGCGGAAAGATTGTCTATGTGACAGCTTTTTATACAGAGACGGAAGTTGACGGAACTTTCACCGAGTTCGGAAATTTCATTGACGGTTCGGCAGGAGCGGATACTGGGGAACTTTGGACTCATGTCGCAGTAAGTTGGGTCAAAGCAAATACAGAGACTTTAGTCGTAGACTGTAAATATACTTTTAATAACGCTTAATATGAAACTAACAATCGAGCTAGATGTTGTAGGCAAAATCGAAGCCTACCAAATCGTAAACAAGTTGAGTTTGCGAGGTGTTAAGGTAATTTCAAGTGAGTTAGGAAAGGAAAAAGCGGTATTTGATAAACAGTTTAAAGCAAAAGATTTTTTAAATAAGAAGCAAAAATAATATATGTCTCAATCAAAAGAAGATTACGCACAAGATGATGAACTCGCTCATGGCGACAAAAATCAAGACGCAATAAATGCCAACGATGCTGGTGGTTTTCGTGATACTCTTGATTTGGGTGAAACCTTTACTGGAGCGACAACTCCACAACCTTACTATGTGGACAAATCAGACAACAAGGTGTATCAATGTGACGGCGATGTTATAGCAAAACTCAATTTTGCTGGGTTTGTTTTGAATTCAGGTATAGCAAATGCAGATGCAGAGATTCAAAATCAAGGTATTGTCAGAGGGTTCGCTGGGCTAGACGAAGGCGAATTATATTATTTATCGAATACAAAAGGAGCTATTTCAAAAACAGCTTATTCTAACAAGCTTGTAGGGATTGCAATAAGTGCAACAGAAATATTGATAATGAAAAAAGACCCAACTCAATTAGTGCAGGATTTTAAAAACCCTATTCCATTCAATAAAAGCGTAACGCCATTTTCAGTTGCCAATGGAGGTGTTACGGTTGCCTCTGGTAAAATAGCAGTTATAACACATTGGTATGCAACCACAGACCATGCATTACAAATTGATGATTCTGGTGCCACACAAAGGACTGTTTTATCTGGAAAAGCAAATTTAGCAATAGTTCAACACATATTCATCAATCCTTTTCTTGTTGATGAAAGTACAGACATTCAAACATCCGCATCTACTGCCACCGCTTTTGGCTATTATATAGACAAAGACCCTAGAATTACACCCATTACTGAAATGGTAAATGACAGCACGCAATATACAGTGCCAGCAGGAAAATTGCTTGTAATATTAAATGTTTACAGTAGCGTAAACACAAGCCTTGTCTCTGCAGACTTGGGCATTGTTATGAGTGTTTCAGATTTGAATAAGATGACTGACCCACCGCAACAGTCTGGAGTACATTACAACCCAATTATATTCGGGGCAGGTGATGTTTTAGATTCTGCAGGTGTAGGATTGGCTGTAATAATCAATGGTTATTTAATAGATATTTCATAATTAAACAATAAAAAATATGAGTTACAAAGACCCTACAATTCACAATGTTACTTTAACTTTAGCCGACACAGAGTACAGTCAGGTTATTCTCGATGAAGCAAGCAAGGTTTTGATTCGATCACGAGATAATCATGAACTTAAATTAGCGTACACAGAGGGAGAGAGCGGAACAAACTTTATCACTATTCCAGCAGGATCAGGAGGAAAATGGCTAGAGGGATTACAACTAAAAGGCAAAACATTATATATACAATCTCCGTCAACAGGTGGCGTAGTTGAGATTGAAATTTGGAAATAACCATAATACATATGAGAAAATATCTAATTTTCACTTTACTAATTGCTTTTTTGTTATCCACAGGAATAGCAAATGCACAAATGGGCGGAGGTATTTCAACACCTTCTTGGCTTTATTTAGATAACGCCACAGACACGCTCAAAACAGTAGGCAACAAGTCAATCGAAGCCCCTATTACGCCAACAGGTGACATCAATTTAGCAGGCAATGATTTACTTGGTGCAGACGAAATCAAGGGAGTTACAGACGAGGACTTAGACATTTTAAGTCTCGGTACAGGAGCATTGAATTTAACATCAGGAAGCGGAACAATCGAGCTTAACGATATTCTTGATTTGAATACAAACAATATTACAGGTGTCGGGACTATTTCAGCAGTACAGTTGGAATTGACTGGCGACACAGTTGCTAGTGATATTACAATTTCAAAATCAGAGACACCCGCTTATTTGAAATTTGATGTAGACTATGCAATTCCAGATAGAGATGACCCAATTGCATATTTTCAGGGGATATCCAAAAATGACGCTGGAGAAGATGTCGTTTATACGGAATTGTATTTTGAAATCAAAGATGAATTTGACGGAGCTGAAAATGGTAGATTTGATTTGAAAACGATGCAAAATGGTAGCCTAGCAACTGGTATGTATTTGCAAGGTGTTGGTACTGCTTTATATCCACAAGTACAGTTTTTAGGCGATGCTAATTTTCAAAGTCGGTTAACTCTTAATGACGATGCTGATTTAACATTTGGTCAATTTGGTGCAAATTCTTTCAGAATGGAGATGGATTCAGCCCAAACAAACAAGATGTTTAGAATAGGAGTAGACACAACTTCCGGAACAATGCTAATTGATAAAGGATCTACAACTAATGATCATGAAATTCCAGTTAGCACTAATTATGCCACTGTTGCTATTGCATCAGGTGTGACTTACGATCCAGACGATAGTAATAATTCATGGATGGCTTATAGGTACGATGGTGATTTCGTTATACTTGGGGCTGATCAAGAAGGAACTGGACTGTCTCCCGCTATTTTGAATAATGGTGTATTGCTAGACCTTTCAGATATTACAGATACGCAACTTGAATCATATGGAATGAAACTCGAGAGAGATATTAACGATTCAAATACAGGTAGCGGAAACGATACTTATGCACAATACTGGTCAGATTTAAGTATTACAGACGGAACAGGTGCTAATTATGAATATCACTTTTTAGGAACAACAGACGATGTTGATGTCTTCACAGTTGACGAAGAAGGTACAATCGTTTCACCTAGAACTTATTTAGCTGATATAACAACTCCAACAGATGATAGATTAGAAATTTATCATGGAGCTTCTGGGTCAGTTGCTGGTGCTTCAACACACGCCTCTTATAAAGAGGGTTACTACGCTGGAAATGTAACGGCTGGCACTCTTGATTTAGTCAATGTTTATTCAGAGGGAATGACAACTGCTGGAAATTTAATTGCTGGTCGTTCAACAACAATAAACGGACATGCTAGCGATGTTGCTAATTCTTTCCTTGCTGGTGCAATTTATGATTTTAATGCAAATAGTACAGGAGCAACTTCAACTGGCGTAGCTTGTTTATTCACTAATGATCCTTGGGACTATTGTACTGTTTCAGTTGCAGGAGACAATATCATGTCTGCTGTGCTAGTCGGTCCAGGTGACGGAAAAAATACAGGGATTGTCGGTGGTGCAGGTGTGACGGGAGGATCCGATCAGCTCGGTGGTGATGCCTATATGCAAGTTGGTGCAGGTGCAGGCGGTGGAGACGCTGGTAATGCTTATGTTTACGGAGATGATGGATCAACTGAATTGATTATGTGGAACGGTGAAGACGGATATGAAGAGTTCGCAGGGTCAGAAGACTACGGCGGAGGTTATTTTAGAGAGATGATCACAGAACAGACAGTAGACGCAACAGTTACAACAACATGGGAAAGCTCAACTGTCAACGATAATGAAGCGTACTATGTGACCGCAAAAGTGACCGCTATGGAGACAGACGGCACAAATCGAGCTGTTTATCATATTTCTGGTTTATTCTACAGAGATGGCGGAAATGTGAGCCAAGAGGGGACTACAGTTGCGATCAACGAAACAGAATCAGCAGGAATTACTGCTACATGGGACGCAGACTTCGCACTTGATACAGGCAACCAAGAGATTGAGGTTCAAGTTACTGGTGGCGGTTCAGATACAGTCAATTGGAAAGTTGAAGTCGAATATGAATTAGTGACATCTTCATAATAATTTAATTCAATATGACAAAATTTAACAAAATTTTAACAGTCGTGCTATTGATATTTCTATTTAGTGGCGTGGCTTTCGCAGGAACTCGATTTAATGGTAAAAACATAATCGGTAATTACTTGCGATTGATTGAGGACACAACACCCACTGCTATTGATGGATACGCCTCGGTTCATACAAAATCAGATAATAAACTTTATTTTCAAGACGGAGCAGGAACAGAGAATGAGGTAGCATTAACTGAAACCAATTTTGGCGAGATGTATTATTTTGATAATACTGTAGCCACAGAGATTGAAGCAGTAGACCAATGGCATCCAGCATATGCACTTACAGAAGGGGAGCTTGACGGATGGACTATAGATGCTGGTGGTTCAGTAGATATCCTTTCATTTGCCGATTATTCTGGGACGGTGGCAGGTACAATTAAGTCTACTACGGACGGTGCTCACAGTTTTGCTACTGGTGATATTGTTTGCCTAGTCGGTACGAATATTGCAGACGGAGGAGCTAACGATTACGAAGGTCAATATGAAATAACAGTAATAGATGCAGATGAATTTTATTTTACTAATGCCAACTGGAATGCAACCACAACAGCGGTCGCAAAAAAACCCGATACATTAAGGGCTGATACAGGTTCGGCAGGTAGTTATATTTATAATGGTTCTGCTTCCGCTTCAAGCGTGTTGGGCGACAAGGAGTATGATTGGACATTATTCAAGGACACAACTAGATCAGAAAAAGTAAATGCGAGACAATACCACAAGAATGCAAATGAATATGTGACAGTAGTTGGTACGGGTGTTTTCGAAGTATCAAATGGTGAAAAATTCTGGTTTGCTATTAGAGGTAATACAGATGCTACCAACCTTGTTATTAGATACTCAAATGCAACTATTTATAAACCATAATTAACTATATGAAATTAAAAAAAATTCTATTTGCGATCTTAATCGCAGGGGTCATCGGAGTCACTTGTTTTGGTGCTTCAATGGCTAAGATTGGTAATATCAATGGTGAGATAGTCGGTAAGTCCAAGGTTAGTGACACCAGCGATGTTGTTATCAAAGAAGGTCTTTGGCTAACTGAAAGCACAGCACCAGATATGGATGTAAACTATTCGTCAGGTGCTATCAAAAACGGAACGACTTATTACTACACAGCAACAGGAGACGCTTTAGCTGTTTCTGCTTCAAGTGCTGGTACTGAAAGATTGGATATAGTCCAAAAACCAACCAATTCAAATGGTGCCCCAACAATTAAACAGGGAGATGAACAAGGTACAGGTACAACGAATATGGCGACAGCAAGTAGCACTCCAGTTACTAGATATATATTTTATAATTCAAGCCCTGATTATTACAGATATCAGGCTTGGCAATATGTAAATGGTAGCGGAACGGATTATTTGCTAAAGACATTATTAACAAATAGTGCGACTAATGGTGGTACTATCACTTTGAGTTTATATGCAACGCCAGATAACGGAAGCAATAGCCCAGATTGGGATAATAAGGTTTTAATTGAAACAAAGAGTGGTATATCTTCTTCGCCAAACACTCAAACATGGAGCGATATTGACACAACCTTTGATAACAGTGATAAGGTTTGGCTTGTTTTAGTAGGATCAAATGCTTCAAACCCAAATCAACATTGGGGAATAAGTTGTGCCCAATCTGCTAACACCACAATGGGAACAGGGATTACATCATTGCACAAATTATCTAACGATAACGGAGTTACTTGGAATACTAGTTTGGGTACAAATGGTTCATGGAAACAATTAGACGCAGGTTCAGCAGATCCCAGTTATCCAACAGCAGACGCAAACAATGACCCAATCGGATATATTGGTGATTCAAGCACGCCGATTACGGAAAATACAGATGCTGTAGTCGAAGCGTCTCCAACAGGTACAGAGGTTCAAATTATTCCAATTAACGACAATAGACTATAATCACTATGGAGCAAATAAAAAAAGTCACTTTTGATTTCATTGTTCCAATAGGTTTGGTTATTGGATTATTGACAGGATTTTACCAATTAGGACAAATCGCAAATCAGGTTGATGTAAACACAGTACAAATAAAATCAGTAAACGAAAGTCTAGCTACATTCCCAACGAGAATGGAATTTCAATCATTGCTAGACGATGTAAAATATATAAGAAACAATTTTCACAAGGAATAGGAGGGAAAATGAAAGACAGGACATTTCTAAGTTGGCTCGGGGGAAAGATCATAGTAATACCGATTATCATTTTTGCGTACTTTTACATGATGTCAAAATCCGCACGAAAGGAGTTGAAGAAATGGAGGAAAAAAAAGAAACAAAAATAGTCAAACGCAAATGCTACTTTTGCAAAAAAGAACGCAACATGAATTTGACCAAAATCGAAGATTGCGGTTGGGTAAAATACATCTACAAGTGCTATGTTTGCGGTAAGGTCGAGGAATTTGAATACGATGAAACAAGGAGGTAGACATGGCACTCAAACACAAATGCCTTTGCAATCATTGTGGCAAAGAACGAGATCACGAGATAGATGTTTATCAGGCTGGTGGTTTCGAGGTTCATCTACACTATACCTGCCAATTTTGTCGCAAAATTCGTGATGTAAAAATGTCGATGACAAAATGGTACGAATTTCTGAACAGGAGGAAGGAATGAAACTCATTGATTTCTTGATATTGTTTGCATTCTCACTCTTGTTTCTTGCTTCGCTACTCATCACGATGAAAGGGTGTGGGTGCGTCTAATGGCAAAAGCAATCGGAGAATGTATAACATGCAAAGTTAAGGGGGAATTTTCCGTAGCAGGTATTCGATACGAAGGCAAAAACGCTTTCGTGAAACTCGAATGCGATAACTGCGGTTGGCAAACGCCCTTCATGAAGATCAGGAGGGAAACGCTGAAAGAACTAATCGGCGAACTCCACTGATTCCCACCCCACATCTTGCCTTTTATCCACACACATGGGGGAGGTTCAAAATCTCCCCCCCTACCAAAAAGAGGTGCAGAGTGAATAAACATCACATACGCCCAAGAAGTCGCTGTAGGGGTAAGGACAAGGACACAGACAACATCGTAATGTGGGACGAGACTTTTCACAAGGATTTTCACAGATTATTCGAGAATATGACTATACGAGAGATCTATGAATTTATTGCAGTCATAACAGAAGCAGGTACTCAATGGGATCACGAAGCTATCAGAGAGTTGCAACGACAGATAAAGGGCGAGTAAAACTCACCCTTCTTTCAAAACTAATCCAAAAAATATGTTTGAAAAAAACAAATCTGGACTGCGAGACAGACCAGAGGACGCTCGAGATATATTTTACGAGCATTTAAGAGGTGGCGGAGAATGGGAGGACATCAAGTCACAGCTACCAAGACAATTTGGTTTAAAGTACCCAAAAGAACATTATTACAATCAATACAAAAATGATCTTTGTGTATTCTTTGCGACAGCAGGAATGTACAATTTTTTACATAAAACTAAGTTCAGTCCAATTTATCTTGCTTTTTTCGGCAAAAAGATCAGCAATTTGAATTACGGAGCTTATTCAGTTGATGGTCCCAAAGCATTGAAACGCTACTCGACTTGCGGTTATGACATGCTACCGCAGGAAAGAGCAAAGAGAAAAGGCGACATCGACAAGGTTCGGATCACAAGAGCAATGCAACAGGACGCAAAAAAATTCAGCACACTTGGATATTGCAGAGCGGACAGCCTATTCGGCAACAGCTTTGACGCAATCAGAATATTTTTATTCGAGACAAAAAGTCCTTGCATAGTTACGATTCCTTATTACAAGAGTTTTAATGGAACGCCAGACGGCGGAGAATACATCATCAAAAAAGGTTCAAAATATGTGGGTGGACATTTGGTTCTATGTGTCGGATATGATGGCGACAGATACGAATTTGTGGACAGTTTTAATCGAAGAGTTTACATGAACAAAAAGATATTAGTTGGCGACAGTTTAGGATTGATCGATTTCCAGAGGGAAAAAATTGTAGTACCAAAGAGACCGCCGACAAGATACCCAAAGCAAGAGAAATTTCACGCAGAAAATTTGCGAAATATGCTGTATTCAAAGTTTGCCCCATATGACAAGGCTCGAGGTTCTGCAGGAATAGCACAGAATTGGTTTAGAATGATTAGTGCTTTAACCTACCGAGACTTTACTTACATTGACATGGTGAACTGGATTTACGCACTGTCTCGGACAGGCGAAGAGTTGTTTGATATATCTAAAACAAGGGATCAAGTAATAAAATAACATATGAAAAAAACATTCGAAATCATTTTGCAAAAGGCAATTGAGATTGTTACTTCAAACCACATGAAAGCCTTGTACTGGGGAGCTTTCGCAATGATAGTTGCAGGGCTTATGGATTTAACATCGCAGGCTTTGACAAGTTGGGATCCGCACAATTTGATAACGATTGGAGCAGGTCTAGTGTTTGCTCGAATCACAAAAGAACTCAACAAAAGATCTCAAGGTAAATAGGTGTTAATAACTTTTTGACAAAAGTAAAAGATCAAGGTAAAATATTATTGAGGTCGCAAGACATCAATGATTACTTTTATTTGAAGGGAGTCATACAATTTAAGAAAACACGCTTTCGCTCGGTCGCTTAGGCGTGTTTTTATTTACTAAATTTACAGCAGAAAACGAGTTACCCACAGTAAAAGCCCTATGGGGCTTTACATGTGCAAAAGAAGGTACTATAATTAAAGTATAATAAATAACATAATAAATTGTATGCACCCAAACAAACCAATCGACCGACAGGACGCAGATGAGGTGGTCGAGGAATGTGAAAACTATGACACTTTAATCAAGCTAGGAATTAGGGCGGGACTTACGCCATGCGGAGTTGACGAGTACGGAGTCCCAGACTTCAACGGCAACAGGAAACAGTGGAGCGATTTCGATTTACTAAGGTACGAACAAGGGATATAAACATATGACAGACAACATTTATTTGGACAAACAAAAAGAGGACAAAAAAGAAAAAGCGGAGTTGACCGCAATGGCAGGGAAAATCCAAGACCCTATCATATCAACAGAGCAGATCGTGGCAGTTCTATCGAGAACACCTAAGCAGTATCTATACGACAGACCAGCAAAAGGCGGAGGAAAATGGACTTATGTGTCAGGTGGATATGTTAAGAAAACATTAAACAGAGTGTTCGGCTGGCGGTGGAGCTTTCAGATCGTAGACAAGTTCAGAGAAGACGGAGAGGTCATCGTGCAGGGTAGACTGATTATACTTAACGATGAGGGCGTACCATGTATCACAAAAGAGGACTTCGGGAAAAAAGAGATCATGTGCAAAAAGAACAGTACAACACCTCTCTCAATCGGCAACGATTACAAGTCAGCGTCAACAGACGCATTGAAGCGATGTGCTTACCAGTTGGGAATAGCAAGCGATGTGTACGCCCCTAAAGAATTTAATGAACTCAAAGGCAACCCTTCGGAAATGATAAACGAAAAGAAGAGCAACAGACAGAGACAATGCGAAGTTTGCGGAGAATGGTTTGATACCGACAAGCCATTCATGAAAGAGTGTAGAGACTGCTACAAGTTATCAAGAGAGGAAAAGAAATCAAAGGTCGATGAAATAAAAAAGGAAGCCGAAGCAGAGGAAAAAAAGCTCGGCGGTCAACCATTTACAAATAAAAAATAATTGTATGACAGACACAAAAAACATGGACAATCTGCAAGAGCAAAAGCGGATTGTTCAGGAGATCAAAAATTCAGGCTTCGCATTTCTGGAAGCACAACAAAACATGAAAGGCGATTACACTGATGAGCAGTGGAAATCATCAAAAGAGAACAGCCAACTTATTATTAAATTACTGGGTCACGCTGATATAATCAGCCACAACCTACAGGAGATAATCAATTAGTATGGAAATATATCAAATCAATCAAGAAGTTAGGAACGCATTGCAGGTCGAGGATCAAGAGGAACAGAAATATCAGCTCGATCAATTGAAATTGACTCTCGAAGAAAAGGTCGAGAATATGACAATGGCAATGCGAAACTTCGAAACAACTGCTGTGGCGATAGATGATGAGATCAAACGGCTTCAGGAGTTAAAGAAATCAGCCCAAAACCGAGCTGTAACGATCAAGAAGTACATTCACAGTGGAATGGAGCAACAGGGCTTAAAACGGCTTGAATTCACCAATTTCCAGTTATTGATCGCAAAATGCCCTCCGTCAGTAGATATACAGAGCGAGACTGATGTACCTGCAGAATTTTGGGTCACGAAAAAAGTCCACAGCATTGACAAGAAAAAGCTCAAGGACGCACTAAAAGAGGGCGAGGTCGAGGGAGCAGAACTCAAACAGTCCACTTCATTAAGAATTAAATAACAAAAATTTTATGCAAACAAAAAATCTAATTCAGACACAGGCTAATGTAATCAAAATTACAAGCCTAACAAAAGGAAATATTGTTAAACTTATTGACACCAATTATTCATCAAAAGAAGTTAAGTATGGCATTGTAACTGACTTATTAAATGACGGAGAGAAAACATTCATAGAACTCTTGGAGTACAAAAAGAATTACGACAGTGTGAGTTCTGATATAAAAATATACGAAGGAACGGATGAATTGGCGTTATTTCCAGCAAAGATTGATGAGGTTCAGGAGTATTTCAACAGTGCAATAGAAGGCTTGGAGCGTACAATAAAAGAGAAAAAAGAGGAGTTGCTTAAATTAGAGAATGGACACAAAAAGGCTATAGAGTTTTCAAGTGGAGAACTAGAGAAAAAATTGTCAGAAGCGTCATTTGAGGAGGTTTCGCAAGAAGACTACAACCACAAAAAAGAATTAAAAGAGCAACAACTAAAAGAACTGCAAGATTAAAAAAAATTAGCTCATTCGCTCGAGGTATTTATTCGCACAGCCACCTCGGTGGCACGACAAGAGTTGTGATGTATACCTCGGCGGATCTGGCTAAAACAATATGCGTGAAATAAAATTTAGAGGTTGGGACGGTGAAAAGATGTTACCTTCTTATTCCGCTGGTATGTGTGCTTTTGTTTATGACTACATGGCAGATAATGACGGCAAATTGCCAAAAGATATTGTTTTAATGCAATATACAGGGCTCAAGGATAAGAACGATAAAGAGATATACGAAGGTGATGTTGTGAAAACTGGAGAGGATTTTGTCGGTGTCGTAGAATATGACAATGAATCTGTAGATTATTGTATTGATACTGGCACAGGCGATGAATATGAAGAAACTGAATATGATGGCGATGGCTACAAGGAATCTTTAACAGTTGATCCAATTGAAGTAATAGGTAATATTTACGAAAATCCAAACTTATTAAATGAACAATAAAAAATATATATTTTAACACACTCAATAATATACAGGTGACAGCAAACTAACAGGCAACTGTCACCTAAGCTAATTTTAGACAAAATAACAACTAAAAAATTGTATGCAATACAAAAGAAATTGTAATTGTTGCGGTCATTCATTGACAGCGTACACGCATAGGCTAAACAAGCCACTTGTAAAAGCACTTAGAGAGTTGGTTGATTTCTATGAAGACAACAGGGAAATGGCTAATTTACAGAAGGACTTGAAACTCACCAAGAATCAATACAACAATTTCCAAAAACTCCAATACTTCGATTTAGTCAGAAGAGTTGAAACTTTAGGCTGGATCCCAACAAAGAAGGGCTTAAATTTTGTACACGGACTAGAGCCTTGCATGACGACAGTTGCAACCTTTGGAAAAGAAATATTGAAATACGATCACATCGCTTGGCAAACTCACAAAGGAACTATTGAAAGCAAATATATTGGCGACATTGATGAGACAAGTTACAAAAGAAGAACTGAATACAAAGAAGAAAAGCAAGACAGATTATTTTGATATGCTAAAAAAAGAAGCGAAGCTAAAAATTCTCAAAAGAGATAAGTACACATGCAAATACTGTGGAGCGAGCCTAAAAGGGAAAGACACACCAACAAGACCAAACAACTATGAATTTAATGAATGGAAAAACAACAGAAAAGATCCAACGATAGATCATGTGATACCGATCAGCAAAGGAGGTTCAGACAATAAAGAAAATTTAGTTGCTTGTTGCTTAAAATGCAATAGACTTAAAGGAAATAAAATGCTAAAATAAGCCAACAATAACACTTACCCACAGATCAACACTTGCAATCATACTAGAATCATTTATAATTAAATTAAGCGACCGACGGCGACGGCGACGGAATGAACAAGGGACACAATTACAGGTCTAAAAAAAAGACGATAAGCGTAATTGGGAGACAAGGACAGGGACTTACTTAGTCCATTCCAGAGTCAGAGCTTGAGGGAGCTAAATAGGGCTACATAGGGCTTTTAAACAATATGATAAAACCAGAAGATACAATTGAAAAATACAGAAGAACAGATCTAACTCAAGAGAATCACGAGTATTTAACAAAGATTAAAAAACTTACTACACAGAGCGGAGAAAAACAATCAGTCTCCAAGTTAGTAAACAATATTATAATTTTAGGGCGAGAGAAAAAGCTGTTTAATGAATTAACAGGTCTTGACCTTTCAAATTTATGACCGATCACAAAGCAGTTTGCGTAAAATGCAAAAGACTTTATATTTTAAGCTACCTTGATTATTCTCGATTATGTAAAGATTGCAGTCAATGTTATGATGTAAACAAATTGCACATAGACATAGAGCATAAAAAAGCAATAGACAAGCTAGACAAAGAATTTAACTTAGATTAAGAAATAAAATTTATGCCAGAATTAAAACAACTACAAGAAGCAATTAAAAACTTAGAAGCAGACATCAAGCACGATGAACAAGACATCGCTTTGGCAGAAGAACACCCAACTGATACGAAAATGTTTAGAAATGCCTTAGCCAACCACAAAGAACGGTTACAGTCAAAGATTGATAAACTAATCGAATTAAAAAAGGAACTTGATTTATGCCAAAAGTAGTCCCACAGTTCTTGTGTATGGTAGAGGGAGACAAATTGAAAGTTCGTACAAAAAACTTCAAGACATATTTGTACCAACTGAAAGACGGAGAGTATTATTTAACAATCAAAAAGAAAAAGAACACTCGCTCATTAAGGCAGAATGCTTATTTATGGGGGGTAGTTTATGCTCTTATTTCAGAATATAGCGGTATGCTTCCAGAGGAAGTCCACGACCATTGCAAGATGAGATTTCTTCAAAAGCAGGTTGCAGGTTTTCAGACTTTAGGAAGTACCGCAACACTGGGAAAGATTGAGTTCGGAGAATACATTGAGAAAATTAAGCACTGGGCTTTTCACGATTTAGGCGTACAGATCCCAGAGCCGTACACAGTAGACATTTAAAATAAAAATATAATCTATGTCAGAGCCAATCCCAATCAATGAGATCGGAGCTAAGTTGGAGAACATTATTACAAATAAATTAAACGATCAGAAGCATGGTTACATTCTGTTAGCAGTCAGCCATGGTCAGATTAAAAAGATCACATGGGAAGCAGGCGAGGTCATGTCTCAAAATGACGACAGACGGATCATGGGGAACTTTCAATCTGCTTCAAATCGTAGACGGAGATAGTATGGAAGTTCTAATTTTAGTGATTTTCTTCTTATACATAAGCCACAAGATACGATGATATGTTCAAAAAAATAAATATCAAAGACACTGCTAATTTAATGAAAAAAACAGATGACAGCGTATTATTTTACACTGCTTACGACAAAGAGGGCGGAACTGTCAACCCCAAGATATTTTATTTAGTCGGTATTCTATACGCAGAGATAGACAAAGAGAAATGCAAGTTTTGGTTCCAAAAGGAAATCAATATTAAAAAGGCTGAAAAGCATTTACCAGTAATTAAAATGTGCTTGAGTGGGGCGAGACTTAGCGAGATCAGCAAGGAAAAGGATCAGTTTATGATTAAACTCGCAGAGGAGATCAAAACAAGACTGTACGGGATCATTTACAAGATAATCACAGAGAAGAAATTTAATCAGAAAAAGGTTAAAATTGTTGATATTTACGCAATCGACAAGAATCAAGAGATCGACAAGACAGCAGGAGTGAAAGTCCCTAAATAATAATAGTTGCTTTGACTGGCGAGAGCCAACCCCATATTTGAAGCTGGCAGGCGATACTTCAGGGCTACGCATAAAGAGCCTACAATCGCCCTGCTAGTCAAGGCAATTAAACACATGCACAAAACTTATTTCAAAACAAAAACAGTCAAGAAAACTAGTAGCAAAGAGGATTTACTTTGGACTTGGTTCAGCAAGTACATTCGATTGAGCCACGCAAACAAAGACGGAATAGTCAGATGTTACACTTGCGGAGCGTACCACCATTGGAAAGATGTTGACGCAGGGCATTATGTCAAGCGAGAGTTTCACGCAACCAAGTTCGATGAACGAAATGTCAAGCCACAATGCAGGAAGTGCAACAGATTTATGGGGGGCAATCAAGACGAGTTCGCAATCCATTTACTAAAAGATTATGGTCCAGTAATTATCGAGGAGTTGAACGAACTGAAACATTCCTATTTTAAGTTTACAGATCAATGGCTCGAGGAGAAGCTCAACCATTACAAAAACGAATTTAAGAAATTATGAATTTAGCAAAAGTATTTCTATGGATAACAATAGCCCTAGCTGTTTTGACCCTTATTTATGCAAGCATGGTTTTGTTAAACCTGAGCAGTGTTTACGATGCACAGTTGGAGAATGCTCTGGACGAACTTTATCAAAGACAGGTTTTAAGATAATCAAATGCCCAATCCTATGGAAATAGTATTACAATGCAAGAAGTGCGGACAGAAAAACCTATTCAACCACCCACTAGAATGGAAAGACGAATTTCGTAAACATTTTGGGGAGTACAAGCTGACATACCGCACAACCCTTTTCAAGTTTTCTTACAAGAGATCAAAAAAATCCTTTCCGCTTGGGGAATACACCTGTGGAAGCTGTAAAAAATAACATATTGCGTGTATAGTATAGCGGTGATTATGTCTCGCTTCCAACGAGACGAGGTCAGTTCGATTCTGACTACACGCTCCAAAAAATTATGACAAAAAAACTATTCAGGAACATTATAATTGCAATGGTATTGTTGTGTGCAATCGCAGTCATTGTTTCAGTTGCAGAACACAACCGTAATAACCGAGAGGATATTTACGCAACAGACTACGAAGCAATGCAACAGCCAAGCACAGATGATATTGATGTAGATTATACTGTCAAAGATGGTGCAATTTATTCTTATGATAGTGAGCCGATTCTTTTTGGAATTTATTATGGGTCTGAATTTGAGACAAATATTTCAGGTGCTATAACAATAGACTATGTGGTGACTAGTGAGACAAGCGATGGGGAAACAGCTATGTTTGGATTTAATGAAAGCGGAGAGATTTATGTTGGTATGGAGCAGGTCGCTTACAACAAAGATGTTGCCAAATTGTTGATCGATCATTTTATACTTAATAATTAAAATATATTTATGTCAGAACGAACAAAGACAGCTTTAATTTGTGCAGTGATTACATTGCTAATTTTAACAGGTTACTACTTTTTCTTGGACAAAAAGGCAGATGGACTTTCAAAAGTTGAGGACGCTAGATTGTTTGGTATTTCACAGGGGAAAGAGCAAATGACCACTTCAATTGAGTATTACATCAACAGAGACGGTAAAGTATACATTGGAGATTTAGTGTTACAAGAGAAGCCAAAAGAGGAAAAAGAACAAGAATAGCTAATTTTAGTGCTTATCTAAATTTAGCACAAATCCCTACCCTCCCCTACCCTATCGAAAAAAAATTGTTACTCCCCCCTAAGGGGAATTAAAAAACAAGGCGCATCGTGCGGAGTAGGAGGGAGGGCAACTATTAACATATGCTAGACATAAAACCATACGAACAGAACGCTAAAAAACACCCAGACAAACAGCTCAAGCAAATTGCTAAGAGCATAAAAGAGTTTGGTTGGCAACAGCCGATTGTAGTTGATAAGAAGAATATAATCATTGTCGGTCATGGTCGTTGGTTTTCTTATCAGAAGTTTAAAGACGAAATGAGTTTGCCCGAGCCAGAGATTAAAGTTGCTGATTTAACAGAAAAACAATCGAAAGCGTACAGATTGGCAGACAACAAACTGAATGATAGCCCTTGGGATATGAAGTTAGTTATTGAGGAATTGAAATTGCTAGATAACGACATGATTGATTTAACTGGATTTAGTAAAGATTTAATTTTGGACGATGACGAAAAAGATGACAAGGTGCCAGAGTCCGCAAAAGAGACCAATGCTAAACTCGGAGAGGTTTATCAGTTGGGCAAGCATAGAGTAATGTGTGGCGACAGCACGAAGATTGAAGAGGTTGAGAAGTTGCTAGACGGAAACAGAGCAGATATTCTATTCACTGATCCGCCCTATAATGTCGGTTACAAGTATAATCAATACGATGATAATAAAACGCTAGAGGAATATCAGTCTTTTTGCACAGATTGGTTTAATCTTGCCAAAACATTCACAGATTTTCAGATAATAACTCCAGGTACGGTCAACTTGCACATGTGGGCGAGTATCGAGAAGTGGAAATCAATAGCCCCTTGGATCAAGAAAAACGCAATGAACAACGGAGAGATCAGTCATTTGAGACTATGGGAGCCTATTTTGTTTTATGGCAAGAGCAAGAAGCGAAGACCTGCTGATCTGTTCGAACACAATCTAAAGGGCGAGAAGATAGAGCATACTTGCCCGAAGCCAGTTGATCTGGTCACTGATTGTTTAGTCAGTTTTGACGCTGATACAGTCTTAGATCTTTTTTTAGGTAGTGGAACTACATTGATTGCATGTGAGAAGTCAGACAGAATTTGTTTCGGAATGGAACTAGACCCAAAGTATGTTGATGTTATAATTGAAAGGTGGGAAGATTACACAGGAAACAAAGCAGAAAAATTATAAATTATATGCCAAAAACAAACGAGTTTGACAAGCAGGCGAACTCAAAATTGACAAAAGAGACCGTCCAAAAATTGGAGAATGCTTTTGCAATAGACGCAAGCGTACCAGAGGCTTGTTTTTATGCTAACATAAGCAAGCAGACTTATTACAATTGGATAGAAGAAAACCCAAAGCTGAAAGAAAAGTTTGACCGATTACGACAGAAACCAGTATTAACGGCAAGGCAAGCAGTGAACGATAAGCTCGGAGACAGTTATGCAAACGCAATGGACTATCTAAGCAGGAAGAAAAAAGCAGAGTTTAGTCAGAGAAATGAATTGGCTGGACCCAATGGCGAGCCTGTAACAGCAATTAAAGTAGAAATAATTGATAACAAAAATGGAAGTAAAAATGAAAGGGACAAGGATATTCCAGCAGACGAAGGACAGCAAAGCGAGGATAGTAGTGAACGAGGGGGGGACGAGGTCGAGCAAGACATATAGTATTGCTCAAGTGATGATTTGCAAGATGTTAGAAAATCCCGGGATTGTTGTTGATGTATGCAGGAAGACATTGCCAGCCTTGAAGTCAACAGCCTTGAAGGATTTTTTGGATCTACTAGAGCTATACGGACTATATAACAAAAACAATTTCAACAAATCAGAGTTGATTTATAAATTGGGCGGAAGTGAGATCTGTTTTTTCAGTGTCGATCAAGAGCAAAAAGTTAAGGGTCGTAAGCGAGATATTTTGTGGATGAACGAAGCGAATGAGTTTAAGCATTCAGATTTTAAGCAATTGTCTATTCGTACCAGATTGCAGACATTCATGGACTACAACCCTTCTGATACGCAAAGTTGGATATATGATCATGTACACACTCGAAAAGATATTGAGATCATCAAGTCTACTTACCTAGACAATCCGTTTTTAGATCAAAACCTTATCGAAGAGATCGAGAGTTACAGAGACACAGACGAGAACTTTTGGCGTATTTACGGATTGGGAGAAAAGGGAGTAGCGGTCAGCAAGGTATATTCTAAATGGGATTACTGTGATGAATTGCCCTCGAAGGGCGAGACAGTCTACGGACTTGATTTTGGATATAATCACCCTACCGTATTGACTAAGATCACAAACAAAGACGATGAATATTATATAAAAGAGGAGCTTTATGTTCGATTTAAGACTAATTCAGATCTCATTGACTTAATGGACGAAGCTAAGGTCAGCAAAAAGATTTGCATATACGCCGATTCAGCGGAGCCACAGAGGATCAAGGAGATACAAAGAGCAGGTTATTTCGTCAAACCAGCTTACAAAGGTGCAGGTTCAGTCAAGAATGGTATTGATTTCTGCAAGCGACACAAGATACATCTCACAAAGGACAGCACGAAGGGAGCAGGCGAGATGAAGACTTACAGTTGGAAAACGAAAGAGGAAGAAATACTTGATGAGCCAGTGAAGATCAAGGACGATTTTTGCGATAGTTTCCGATACGGAATTTATACTCACTGGGGCGGAGTTGGCAAGAAGGCACGAATCAGAGAGCTATAATTTGACACAAATATTAAAAGATAATAAAATATAGATAGAGGTCAAGTTCGGCGGTTTCCAGTTCCGCCGAGCAGACCCAACAAAAAAAGGCAGGACAAAATCGTCCCCACTTAAATTTTAATAAGTGGGATTTTATTTTATATGTTTAAACGAATAAAAAATATACTCAAAAAAGAAAAGATTTCATACTCACTGCCTTACGGTTGGGGGTCAAGTGTTTGGGGAAGCATTGTTACAAAGACGGACACCTTGTCTTTTTATAAGAGCTGGGTGTACGGATGTATTCAGGTTCGAGCAAACGGAATTGCTAAGACAGAATTTACATTGTATCAATCAAGAGGAAAGAATGTCGTTGAGGTTTTAGAAAACCCATTGCTAGATTTGCTTAACCAAGTGAATCCAGACATGACAAAATACGATTTCCTCGAGTTGCTAGTTATTTATTTGGATCTATACGGAAGTTGCCCGATTGTTTTATTCAGAGAGGGTCGATTGCCAACACAAATGTACCCTATACGACCAGACAAATTCAAGGTCATTAAGAACAAAGACGGAAGCATAAGCCATTATGAATATGTAAACGGAAGTCAGACGCAAAAATTCTTGCCAGAAGATGTCATCATACTGAAACGACCAAACCCAGCTAATCCAGATTTAGGATTGGGAGTAATTGAATCAGTACGGATCACAGCTCAAAACGATGATTATCAGAAACAATATAATCAAAAACTCTTATTGAATGGATCAAGACCAGACGGAGTGATTGAAGCAGATGACGGATTAAGTGATAATGCTTATAAGAGATTAAAAAAATACTTCAAAGAAAAATATTCAGGATACGATAATGCTTACAAGACAATGATTCTTGAGGGTGGTTTGAAATGGAAATCAATCAGCATTCCACCAAAAGACATGGAGTTCTTGAAAGCTAGAGAAGCGAACAGAGAGGAACTTATGGCTATGTTTGGCGTGCCAAAAATCATGCTTGGACTAGACAGCGGTTACAATCGAGCGACAGCCGAGACAGCAGAGCGAACATTCGCTAAGTGGGTGCTTGAGCCAATGCTAGACAAGATTTTAGCACAGCTTAATGAGTTTTTAGTACCTATGTTCGGTACAAATCTTTTGCTTGCTTATGAGCCACTAGCAGGAGAAGACACAGAGGTCCAGCTAAAAAAATACGATTCAGGATATAACAAATGGCTCACAACAAACGAGATCAGACGAATGGAAGGGCTTGATGAATTACAAGGCGGTGACTTCATTTACAGACCGCTTTCAGAAGTGCCAGCAATCGGCGGAACTAACAACACAAAGTCTTTCATCAAAATGGAATTAAAGAACGCTGGTCAAATGCCAATACTTCAACAGATTAAAATATTGAAGAAAATTAACGCTCGAGATTACAAGCTCAACATAAAAGCCAAGAAGGTTACAGACAAGATCATGGAGAAAATCGAGGGCAAAACAAAGATAGTCATCAAACTATCCCAAAAAAAAAAGCATAAATGCAACTGCGAAATCAAAGCAGACGATGAATTAAGTAGTATTCACAAGGTCAGATTCCAAGAGGAGGTCGCATTACAGGGTTTATGGAAAAAGACATTGAGGGCTTACTTTGAAGGCCAAGAGAAAAGGTTTCAGGAAGCACTCGCAGACAACAAGAAGAGCATTGACGAGGAGATCGGAATTTCGTTTGACAATGAGTTCGAGTCCCTTTCCGAGGTTATGTCCGCAACTTACTACGAAACCTTCATGAAAGGCTCTCAGCAGGCCATATCAGTAGTAGGAAATGTCAGTTTAGACATGGAATACATCAAAGGGTGGATAGCAGACAGTAGCGAGGAATGGGCGAAAGAGATTACCCAGACCACAATCGACCAATTCAATGACGCAGTCAAGCTCGGAATAGCCGAGGGCGAAGGGATTGCAGGGCTTAGTGCCAGAACATCAGAAGTGTTTGACCTTGCGAAAGGCTATAGAACAGAGCGGATCGCCAGAACGGAGGTCGCACGCACAACCGTAGAGAGCCACAGAACAGTCTACAAAGACGGAGGGTTCAAAGATGTTGAGTGGTTGCTAGTCGATGACGCAAGCACAGGAAGCCTAGACAGAGAATATTCAGAGCGAGACGATTGGACAGTTGACTCTATCAAAGGAGTTATCCCAGTCCACCCTAATTGTCGATGTGATTTCGTACCAAAATTTTAACTATAATAAATATGCCAAAACCAAAGAATAACGAACTGGAATTACGCCAGTACAAATCAGAGTTCAAAATTTTAGAGACCAAAGAAGAAGGAGATCAAGGACTCATTGAAGCCTATGTCAGCATTTTTGGAAATGTCGACAGCTACAACGATATAATTGAGAAGGGGGCTTTCGAGGAAAGTCTAAAAGATAAATTACCTAAAGGTGTTTGGATGCACAATTGGGACGAGCCAGTTGCAAAAACACTTGAAGCAAAAGAAGATAATATCGGTCTCTACATCAAGGGGCAATTCAACCTCGAGACACAACGAGGTCGTGAAGCATTTTCTGATTTGAAGATGGGTATCATTGACGAGTTCAGCATTGGTTTTGTCGTAAAAGATGATTCTTGGGACGATGAAACAGGAATCAGAACTATCAAAAAAATCAAGTTGTATGAATGGAGTCCTGTATTGGCAGGAGCTAATCCAAAGACTTCATTGATAGACGCAAAAACAGATGAGATCAAAAAAGAGCAAGAAAAAACACCAGAGGAAAAGGAAGAAAAAGCAGTTGTCGGAAACATCGCAGTAAACATGGAGAAAAAAGAAATGTACCTAGCAGACGATGAAGGACAACCAGTCGCTACATTTAAGTTGGTGGACAATGCTTATGATTTGATCGAGAAGATAGATGAAGCAAAGGCAGGCAAGGTCTTATCTGAAAAGAACAGAAAATCAATCAGCACAGTGGTTGACGAATTAAAAAGTTTAGGCAATAACATAGATTCTATTCTCAATCCTCTTGAGAAACTGTTAGAACTAACAGACGATTCCAAGGGGGTAAAGGTCGACACTGTTCCGCAGAAAAAGAAAACTCCAACTAAGGAGATTTTGCGAATCAGACATTCTGCTAAACAAGCAGTAAAAGCAAATGAATTTATATTGCGGATGACTAAATAAGAATTAACAAAAATTTATATGAACGAATTAAAAGAGAAGTTAGACGCTTTGGGTGTGAAATATGAAGCCAACGCAACCGAAGCAGAGTTAAAAGCTCTATTGGCAAAACAGGACGAAGCTGGAACAAAAACTGAAAAAGAAATGACAATGGACGAATTGAAAACAGTTATCGTTGAGGTAGTTAAAGAGAATTTACCAGAAGCTAAAGAGGAAGTGAAATTGAATAAAACAGAAGCGGAAGTGAAAATGGAAGGACTCGAAGTTGCAAAGAAATTTATTCAAGATGTTGTAGAAGGAAAAGCTGTTTCGACAGACAATGCTTCGTTTGGGTACACTGTACCAACTGAATTGGCAAACGCTATTCAGGAGAAAAAGGATAAGATTTCAAAGATGAGAGGAATCGCTTTCGTGTTTCAAATGGCAGGTAAATTCCAACTTCCACAGGAAGGTACTGGAGTTACTTCATACTGGGTTGACGAAAATGTTGAGGTTACTGAAAGTGCCCCAACTGTAGGAAAAACTGATCTTGATGATTACTACCTAGCTGGTCGTGTCTTAGCCCCAAAGAAACTATTGAGTACATCTGCGTACAATGTAGTTGAATTCCTTTCAAGATTGATTTCACGATCAATGGTAAATAAAGAGGAATCAGCATTCGTAGCAGGAGACGGATCAAGCAAGCCAACAGGATTGAGAAGTGCGTCAGTTAGTTCAGAAGCACAGGAAGGAGCAAACCTTGCTTACGATGATATTGTGAATCTATACTACGGTCTAGCAGAACAGTACCGAAGTCAAGCTGTATTTTTGACATCAGCAGTCGGAATGAAAGCACTTAGAAAAATTAAAGATGATAACGGTGTGCCAATCTTCGACCCTTCTCGACAGGAATTATTCGGACGACCAGTTCTTGAAAGTTCAGATATCCCAAGCACTTTAGGAACTACTGCAAACGAAACAGAACTTTGGTTCTTCGACCCTAGTTACTACTGGATTAAAGACGGTGAAACTATGCAAATGGAAACTGACAAGGTCATTAGTAAATTGCAAGTTGAGATCGTTATTTCACAGGCAGTCGATGGTGTATTCACACTAGCGGACGCAGGCTACAAACTTACAAGCGTAAAATAGTTGGCTATCCTTGCCCCTCTCGTGGGGGGTGGGATATAGATAATTATTAACCCAAATTTATGTCAGACAAAGTCTTAGTAAAATTTTTAAAAGGTTGGGGAAACTTCATTAAAGATGACTTGACCAAGCTCGACAGAGAGACAGTCGAAATGTTATTGAAAAATAGTATTGTGATTATTTTCGGCGAGGAGGAATTTGACATTACAGACGAAGAGAAAGAATCATTGCCAAATGTAGAACACAAACCAGACTTGTTCATTTGCCCCATTTGTGGCAAGGAATACAAGACAGAGCGAGGACTTCTAAACCATAAAAAGAAGGAACACAACCTTTAATAATTATGACTAAAAAAAGGATCATTTACATAGGGAATTTCAGCGTACCTTTTTCTACTGAGAATGATATCATGAAGAGTTTTGAAGGTTTGGGTTGGGAAGTCTACGCAATACAGGAAAACAAGATGACACCAGAGACAATCAAGGAAATTAAACAGATTCAGGGCGATTTCGATTTCATACTTTACACAAGGACATGGGCAGATTGGGGCAAGATATGGGCAGATATCATAAAGAACGCAGTTATCCCGACAGTCAGCGTACATTTAGACCTCTATTTAGGATTAAGCAGGGGCGACAACTTGAAATCTGATACATTCTTTTGGAGCGATTATGTTTTTTCAGCAGACGGAGGAGAGGAGCATGGCAAGCAATTTAAAAAATTAGGATTCAATCACCACTTTTTACCGCCTGCAATACTTGAAGACAGCTGTTATTTGGGAGAAAAGAAAAAGGAGTTCAGTCACGATGTAATATTTGTCGGAAGTTTCAACTACCACGCAGAATGGAAGCACAGAAGACTTTTAATCAAATGGTTGAAAAACACATACCAAGACAGGTTCAAACTATACCCAAACGAGCAGACACCGATTGTCAGAGGGAAAGATTTAAACGATCTTTACAACTCGGCAAAGGTAGTAGTCGGAGACAGCACATACTCGCCAAACTATTGGAGCGACAGAATACCAGAGACATTGGGCAGGGGCGGTTTCTTACTCCACCCATTTGTTGACGAGTTAGACAAGCAGTTCGAGTATTACAAAGACTTGATTCCATATAAGCATGGCGATTTCACCAACCTAAAACAGATTATTGATTATTATATTAAGCACGACAAGGAGCGAGACGAGATCAGACTGCAAGGAATGGCAAGCGTGAAGAGCCACAGCACATACAGGCACAGAGCCGAATATATTATTAACTTTTTAGGGCTATGAGATTGACAATTTGTGCGATCACTTACAATGAAAAAGAACATTTGGAGCATTGGCACAAACAGCACAAAGATTTAGCAGATGAAATTTACATAGTAGATACAGGCAGTTATGACGGAACTGTCGAGGAAGCGAAACGGATCGGATTGCGATGTGAGACAATGAAATGGACGCATGACTTTGCACACGCAAAGAATACAGCGATCAGATTTGCAACAGGCGACTGGGTATTGTTACTAAGCCCAGACTTCTGGATTCACGAGAGCAATTTTAAAACGATTCGAGAAGTTATCCACAGCAAGGAAATAGTCGGATTCAGGACACCATTGTTTCATCATGGCAAAGATTGGCTGAATGAAAGCTATCCAGAGAAGGTCGAGATAAAAAGAGAGAATTGGGAAACAGATACTCATTTGGTCTTATTCAAGAACGATCCAAAAATATATTTTCAGCACAGAGTACACGAGAACATAAACGAAAGCATAGACGAGAACTACGGAGAGGATCGTATAGGATTCATTCCTGTTGTCAGACACCATGACAACACTACGGATCAGATACATAACTTTGATAAATTAAAATATTACTGGGCTTTGGAAAGCTACGGAGCAATCGAAAGAAAGTTCTGGGAGCATACCGAAGTTTTAAGGAAACAAGCATATGACACAGAAATTAGACAATTATCAGAGCAGATACGAGATACACCAAGAGCGAAAAAAAAAGCAGTTGACAGAGAATGAAGAGCCTTGCGAATTAGGTTTGAAGCCAAATTTTTGGGAAGTAATAAACAACAGAAGAAGTCATAGAATATTCAGAGGTGAAAGCATAAACAAGATAACACTTGAAATGATACTAGCAAAGGGAGAATTAGCCCCAAGTTCTTGCAACAGAAACGCTGTATTTGTTCTCACTGCCAACGCAAGCAAGGTCGGTGATTTGTTGGTCGGCGGTAAAGGTTGGGCTAAAAACGCAGATAAAATATTACTGTACTTTGCAGATATGTCAGCATACAAGAGTCCGAACGAGGTTATGTTCATGCCGTACTTAGACGCAGGCGTAAAGGTCATGCAAACAAGTCTAGTATGCGAGAGTTTGGGAGTTCGGAATTGTATCGTCAACCCGAACATCAGAGCAGAAGATAAATTGAAATTTAATAAATTATTTAACCAAGACGGATACAAATTTTGTGTAGCCTTGGTCATAGGTTTATGAAAATTGCATTTATAGCGAGAGCGGACAACACAGGTCTCGGAGTTGAGAGCTGGGAGTTTGCTAGACACTTTCCGAAAGCAAAGGCTATTATTGTTGATTTATCAGCGGACAACGAACACAAAGACCTTTATAAATTACATTTGGATCGATTCAATAAGCATGTGGTAGCAATACCAGAGACGCTTAAAAATGCGATTGTGAGAGAGCTTAAAGGATATACCATGCTTTTATCATTTGAGACCTTTTATGACGCTAGAATCGTTGAAATAGCCCGAGAAATGGGGATCAAAACTGTATTGAGAGTCAACTATGAATGGCTAGAGGTAGAAAACTACATAAACAAGCACAAGCCAGACATGTTTATCGCCCCTAGCTTATGGGAATTTGAGAGTTATCCACACCCAGCGAAGTATATCCCCTATCCTATCCACAGGCAGGTTCTACCATTCGATCTGAAAACCAAAGCGAAGAAGTTTATCCACATAGCAGGAAACATGAAAGCAGGTTACGATAGAAATGGAACAAAAGCATTCTTGGAAGCAATCCCACTAATCAAGAACAAGAACATTGAGATCATCATAAAAAGCCAAGTACCAATCGAGTGCAATGATAAGCGTGTCAGGGTAGATGTTACCAACCACGATAATTATTTCGACATTTGGGAAAAGGCAGATGTTTATGTCAGCCCTAGACGATACGCAGGTCAGAGCTTACCGCTCAACGAAGCAATGAGTTTGGGAATGGCAATAATGATGACGGACATGAAACCACAAAATCAGTTCTTGCCAAAGGAATTGTTGATACAGCCAAGAGAGATCAATACAATAGAAATAAAAGGCAATACAATCGAATACGCAGAGATCGAGCCGAAAGAGATCGCCAAGAAGATTGACGAGATCGCAGGCAAAGACATCAAAAAGTATTCAATCGCCAGCGATGAGATCGCACACAATTGGAGCTGGGACAAATTAAAAGAAAAGTACGATAATTTATTTAAAAATATATGTCAGTAATAGCAAACGCACTCACAACAGTCGTGAAAGTCAAACTACATTTAGGAATAAGTGTAGCGACTTACGATTCATTATTCGAACAATTGATTGACGAAGCGACTTTATTTATAGAGACCTATTGCAACAGAGTAATATCAAAGACAACTCACACAGATGTTTTGTTTGACGGAGACGATTATGATTCGACCTTGTACATCAAGAACTTTCCAATCACAGAGATTGACACAATCGAATACAATAATGGAACTTTTGCAACTCCAGACTGGACAGCATACACAACCGATCAATACGAATACAACCTAGCAGAGGGTATCATTTATTTCGATGTTGATTTGCCAAGCGGTAAACAGAATGTTCGAATCACTTACACAGGCGGATTCACAACAGTACCGCAGGATATTGAGATGGCTTGCAATAAATTAGTCGCTAGATATTACAATAAAAGAAAAAGTGAGGGGGTAAGTGCCGAGACCGCAGGAATTACTAATTTAACTTGGGACGATGTTTTGACTAAAGAAATAACAAGTGTCTTGAATAGATACAAAAATCATACTATATGAGATTTTTTTTCGATAGAACAATCACAGTTGAGCGATTAACAGATGAGGGCGGAGCGACAAAGGAAGCATACGCAAGCAACGGCACGATTTACGCTTCATTGCTACCAGCAACCGCAGAGGACGCATTCTTAGACTTGGGAGACCCAGCCAAAACATACACACTGATCACAGGTGAGGATTCAGATATACAAGAGACTGATCGGATCACGGACGAGGACAGCATAAAATATACTGTTAAGGGCGTGAGAAAAGTAAGATTATTAAGTAGCTCGCACATTGAAGCAACGGTAGTAGAGCTAAACAGCTAATATGCCTATACTATCAATCAAAGTAGAGAACTTAAAAGAGTTTAAGGAAAGCATAAAGGAAGCCCCAGCTCTTGCGGAAAGATATTTAAACGAAAACACAAAGAAGGCAGGAATAATGGTGCAGTCGATTGAGAAAAAGGAAGCCCCAGTTGACAAGGCACAGTTGAGACGGACGATTGACATGTCGTATAGACCAATCACAGCAACAGTCGGTCCCACTGTAGAATATGCAAAATTTGTCGTGAAAGGTACAAGACCACATTTAATCACCCCACGCAGAGCAAAAGCATTGAGATACAAAACCAGAACAGGGCAATGGGTATTCGCAAAGAGAGTGCGACATCCAGGTACGAGAGCAAACGACTTTGTCGGCAGAGCATACTTGAAGAGTATAAAACCAGTCACGAGATTATTCTCGAAGATGGTTGAGAATTTTCTAAATAACATTACAGTTCAATAATATGGCAGATGAATACACAACATTGAAAGCGTACATCAAGACCCAGCTAACAGCTATCACAGGGTTGAAGTATGTTTACGGATATGAAAAGGGAGATCTAGCAGGCTACCCAGCTTGTACGATTGTCGGTTTTAGCGTGGCGAGTCCACTCGAGACAACAAGCGAGAATTTGAGGGCTTACACTTTTAAGATCAGAGTTTTCCAAGAGATTAACGAGGATTCGAGAGGTGCAGAAGACGCAGAGACAGTCATCGACAATTTAGTCGACACAATAATAACAAAGTTTGATAACGACTATCATTTAGGAGATAACTGCGAAATGAGCCTTGTCGCTGGAACGCTTGGGTGGATAGACAGGGAATTGTCGATGAGAGTCATTGACATCGATCTTATTTGCCAAAAGCTCGTGACTGTTAGTTGATAATAAATAATAAAACACATATGCTAAAAGACAAAATTGAGGACAAGGCTGTTAAAAAAGCCGAGACAAAAGAAACTAAGAAAATGTTTTTCTTTCCAAGGGAAGGCAGAACTATTTATGCTACTTCAAGAGAAGAAGCGATGAAAGAATTAACCAAATAAAATATGCTTATAACTAAAAGAGACAATTGTATTGGTATCGGAAAAGAATCAGCTCGAGGCACAAAGGTTGCCCCAGTTCTTTGGATCCCACTAAAGAGCTTTGACTTCGAAGACAAAACGGAAAAAGTAATTGACGATTCAGGCTATGGAATCATTGAGGATTCAGTAGATGACATCGTAGTGAAACAATGGGCAGAAGGCTCAATTGGTGGAAATGTTTATAGTGAGAATTTTGGACTTATCTTGTACGCATTGCTTGGTACTTTATCAAGTGGAAGCGTAATTGATTCGTCATATACTCATTCTGTTTCAGTACAGCAAGGACACCAACACCAATCGCTAACTATTAGCTTGGATGACGCTTTGAATGAGAATGCTTACCCACTAGCAATGATTAGCACTTTAGAGATCACAGCAGAGGTCGGGGGATTCGTTGAATATTCAGCAGAGTTCTATTCAAAAGTTAGTGAATCAGCAGGTACAATCACGCCTAGCTATACAGCCGAAAAACCATTTACCGCAAAAGATGTTACATTGAAACTAGCAGATGATTTATCTGGATTATCAGGAGCGTCAGTCATCAATGTTAAAACAGTGAAGTTGACCGTTGAAAAAGATCTTGAGCCAGATGATATTTTAGGAAGCGATGATCCAAACGACATTTTGAATAAACAGGTTATGGTGTCAGGTGAAATCGAGTTACTTTACGAAGCGAATACTTATAAGGCTTACGCACAAGCAGGTACAAATAAAGCGATGAGAATTGCGATTATTAGTGGAGACACTATTGGAGCAGGTTCAACTCCGTACAGCTTGACAATCGATCTAGCAAAAGTTAGCTTCGACTGGGGCAAAGAAATCGGCGATGATCTAGCAAGACAGACATTAACATTCAAAGGAATGTACAGCTTGTCAGACGCTTCAATGATTACTGCTTCATTGGTGAATGCGACAGTTAGTTACTAATTATTAAAATAATTTTTTATGAGCGAGACAACAAAGGAGAGAGAGACATTAAAGTTATCCACACCCAGTGGAGTGGAGTTTGAAATTAAAAGCTACATCACAGGAAGAGAAAAACAAGCTATTGAAAATTCTTTGTACAAAGGAATGAAAGTAGACGGAGACAGAGACGGAAAAATGCAACTAGACATGATGAATGTATCACTGCAAAGCAACGAATCAATCACTCAAGTTGTTCTTAGTGTGGCTGGAAAAGCTGAAAATGTACTCGATCAGGTTCTCGACATGAGAGCAGAAGACTACGAATTTGTTTTATCGAAAATAAATGAGGTGACAACACCTATCTCAAAGGAAAAAAAAACCGCATAATTGAGGAGTACGCAAGATTATTAAGGGTTGGGAAGTGTCGAATCAGTCCAGAAATGCAAATGATTATTCTTTGCGATTATATGAAATGGACTTATCAAGAATACACTTCTCAACCTTGTTGGTTTATAGACCTATTGAATGAGAAAACAATAGAGGACGCTAGACATAGCAATCAAAAATATGGCAAATCAAAGACTAAACATCATCATTGACGCACAGAATAAGGCAACAACTGCTTTCAAAAACATTGAAGGCAATTTGACCGACCTAAAAAAGAAGGTCGGAACTACCACAGCCAAGATCAAAAACATGGGTCCAGCATTCAAGAAAATGTCTATCATTGGTGTTGCTAGTTTGGGAGCCGTTGCTATTGGATTAAACAAAACACTTCAAGAAGCTGGAGTCGCCGAGGGTGCTATGGCAAAATTTAACACTGTGTTTGCAGACGGAAAAGATGAGATGATGGACTACATCAACACATTGAGAAAAGAAATGCCGACAGCGACAACCGACATAGTCATGATGGCTTCTGGTGTGCAGGACTTGCTTGTACCTATGGGATTGGCAAGGAGCGAAGCACAGGGAATGACAAAGGAAATTCTTGACCTATCGAATAAGATCGGTGCTTTTAATGACAAAAGCCCAGAAACAGTTTTGCAAGCTATCCAGTCAGGTTTGGTTGGATCAAGTGAGCCATTGAAACAGTTTGGTGTTGACGCTCGAGTGACGACATTGGAGCAAACAGCATTGAGCGAGGGATTATTGAAGGTTGGTCAGAAATTGAGCGACTTAGAGCCAGCAATGAAAACGCAGATCACCGCACAGGCTTTGTTGAGACAGATCACATTGCAGTCTTCTGATGCAATCGAGGGCTTTGAGGAAAACAATGATTCATTTTTACGAAGACAATTAGATTTAAACGCAACACTTAAAGAGACAAGAGAGACAATCGGAAAGGCTTTGTTGCCTGTCATGGACGATTTATTGAAAAAAGTATTGCCAATCATATCAAAAATTAGTGAATGGATAGAGGAAAATCCAAAATTAACCGCCGTGATTATTGGTGTCACAGTTGCATTAACTGCTTTGCTGGTTATTGTTGGGCTACTCGGTCTAGCCCTTCCTCCAATCATCGCAGGATTTGGGCTTATCAGCCTACCTGTTTTAATTGTGATAGGAGTTATTGGAGCTTTGATCGCAATCGGCGTGTTGTTGTGGAAAAACTGGGAAACAATCAAAGCGAAAGCAACGGAGATTTTCGGTGCTATCGTTGCTAGTGTCAAGGGATTCATGAACAAAATGAAAGACGGAATCATGTCAGTGTGGAACGCAATCAAAAACTTCTTTCAGGGAATATTTGATTTCATTTTTGGAATATTCAAATTCTTTTTCGCATTATATGTAGGGATTGTATTATCAGTATTCGAGAAAATGGGTATTGATATTTTTGCAATTTGGGAAAGCATAAAAACATTTTTTGTGGATACTTTCGAATGGTTAAAAGAATTATTTACTGGAGCCTTAGAGTGGTATTTAAATATTTGGATTTCAACATGGGAAAAAATATCAGCAGTCTTCTCTAAAATTTGGGAAGGGATTAAAAAAGTTGTCTCGATTGGGTTGAATTTCATTCGAAAATTCTTCTTGGACACAACGAAACCAATACTAGACGCTTGGTCAAATATGTGGGACGGAGTAAGTGGAAAGCTAACTAGCATTTGGGACGGAATAAAAGATACCGTAAAAGCAGGGATCAACTGGATTATCGATAAGATGAACTGGTTTATTCGAAAAGCGAACGCAATCGCAAGCAAAGGGGCTGGGGCGGTTGGTATCAGCATTCCGCAGATCGGAGAAATTCCTCGATTAGCAGAAGGTGGAATCGTCAGACGACCAACTATCGCAATGATCGGTGAAGCTGGTCCCGAAGCAGTAGTCCCATTGGGCAAGAACGGTGGCGGTATCGGCGGAAATGTTGTGAATATAAATGGAGGTACTTATTTGAGCGAAGATGTAGCCGAGGAAATCGGAAACATGATTATTAAAAAATTAAGATTCGATTATCCAATATAGTATGAAGTTGTCAATCATCAACGGAGCATTACAATTAGACGGAGCAAACCACTACGGACAATTAACATACAGGGCAGATTTAGAGCCTGCCGAATTTACTATTTGCGGAATGTTCAAAAAAGACAGCATTGTTGGCGAAAAAGTTATAATAGGAAAAGTTGGAGGGTACACAGTTGAAGTCTCAACTAACGATTTGAGATTTCGTGTTTATGACGGAGTTGATTACGCCCCCCCAGCAGAAGTCTCAAACTTGATTGTCGCAGACACAACTTACTTTTTTGTTGCCACATATAATAGCGGTACATTAACATTATATTTATACGATGACACAGGCGAACTGTTAGGGTCAGGTACGGAAACAAACACAATAAGCTACGCAGGCTCAACGAGTTTATTCTTTGGCAGATTTAATGCAACCAATTATTTTGACGGAACTATTGGAAAAACACGAATATACGACACAGCTCTTTCATTGGCACAAGCCGAGCAATGGGCAAAGGGCAAAGAGTTCTCCGACAACGAGATTGTCAGATTCGATTTCAAAGAAGGCTCAGGCACAGAGACAAAAGACAGTGCAGGCAACAAACAAATGACGATTTACAATACGCCGACATGGTCAAGTCTTGACGAGGACAGAACAAACTATGTCGATTGGAAAAGTTTGCAGAAGTCAGATGTAAAATCAAGTTACGCAGATTCAATGATGTTCAGTTGCAAGGGATATGGAAACAGATTGTGGAAGCCAACAGTTTATCAAGAGATTAAACTCGAAGACGCAGGTGGAACGAAGTTATTCGCAGGTGTTATAATGGGCGTAAATACTAACCTCGTCAGCCAGTATGTAAAACACAAAGTCAAATGCAAAGACTATTCAGAATTGATGGATAAAAATTTGGTTGTTGAAACTTACGAGAACATGACAATCGCCGAGATAATTGACGACATCAACACCGAGTTTATGGGTGGGTATTTTACCACGACAAATGTAATAGACGCAGATTTTTCAGTAAACAAAATCACATTCAATTACGAGAGACCAACGAAATGTATCAAGGAATTAGCAGAGTTTATCGGCTACGATTGGTATGTTGATTACGACAAAGATATTCATTTTTTCGCAAAGGGAACGGAGTTATCCCCAATCTCAATCACAGACACAAACAAGAAGGCAATTAAGGGATCGCTCAGTTTGAATTTAGACAATTCACAGCTCAGGAATGTTGTCTATGTTCGAGGTGGCGAGTACGAAGGCACAGAGAGGTCAGAGGATTATTTAGCAGACGGAGACCAAGACACAATCCCATTGGGTACAAAATTCAGTTCTTTGCCAACTGTTACAGTAAACGCAGTATCGCAGACTGTGGGGATAGAAAATTTGAACGATTTTACTTCTTATGATTGTTTATGGGATTACAACCAAAAATACTTACGATTTGAAAATCCTGTTACTCTTGGGCATGTTGTTGCTAGTTCAGGAACTCCACTTATCCCAGTTTTAGTTAAGGTTAGAGACCCAGAATCAATCGAAGAGTACGGAATAAAAGAGTTTAAAATCACAGACAAAACAATTGAAGACAAGACAACAGCCAGAAGGAGAGGACAGGCAGAACTCGAAGCGTACAGGGACGGTGTCATTGAAGGCTCATTTTCGACATATGAGGACGAATTGAGGTCAGGGCAGGAGATAACACTCACAAGCGATTTACTCGGCATAGACGAGAAGTATATCATTCAAAAGATGTCAATGAAAATGCGATCGCCCAACGATGACGCACTTTACAAGATAGATATTGTCAGCAAAAAGACCCTTGGAATAGTTGACTTTTTAATCAAATTGTTGACGGACGGGAATAAAAATATTAAAATAGATAGTGACGAGGTACTAGAAATTGTTGAAAACATTGACGAGATTACTGAGATCACAGAGGAGATCAATGTTGAGACCGAGAAGGAAGTTCACGAGATCGAAGAGATCAGCGAGCAGATACGCCAAGACCCTTGGACTCCAGAATGGGTGTTCGCAGGTTATTTCCCTTCTAGTGACGCAGACCCAAAGCGTCCAGGTAGACTAAGTAATTCATTCAGATTAACATAAGGCAGGATATAAAATCCCCTAAACAAATAATGTTAGGGGTTTTATTTATAAATATGAAAAAAACAAATCAAGCAGAGAAATTAGGTGTCAGGGGCGACATAACAGCAAAGTGTTACGACCAGACAACATTAAATTTTTTCCAAACAAAATGGAATAAAGTTGTTGAATTTTTGAATTTAAGCAAACAGAGATTTTACATTTTAGGACAATTAAAATGGGCAGATGAAAAGAAGAATGTTGTTTGTACAGCAGGAATAAACGCACTCATTAGAAGACTACACGGAAGCACAACCTACACAGGAGAGATAAACAAAATGGCTTTAGGCACAGGAGCGAGTCCAAGCCCAGTTGAGGGCGACACAACGCTCGACACAGAGGACTACAGAAACGACACAGCGTCAGGGACTTCAAGCGGAAAGATTGTCTATGTGACAGCTTTTTATACAGAGACGGAAGTTGACGGAACTTTCACAGAGTTTGGCAATTTCATTGACGGAGAAGCAGGAGCAGACACAGGAGAATTATGGACACATGTCGCAGTCAGTTGGACAAAGGCAAATACAGAGACTTTAGTCGTAGACTGTAAATATACTTTTAATAACGCCTAATATGAAATTAACAATTGAATTAGATGTTGCAGACAAAATCGAAGCGTATCAGATTGTAAACAAATTGAGTTTGCGAGGGTTTAAGGTCGTTTCAAGTGAGCTAGACAAAGAAAAAGCAGTTTTCAACAAGGACTTCAAAGCAAAAGATTTTTTAAATAAGAAGCAAAAATAATATATGTCACAATCAAAAGAAGATTACGCACAAGACGATGAACTCGCTCATGGCGATAAAAATCAAGACGCAAAAAATGCAAATGACGGAGCAGGTTTTCGTGATACTTTAGATATGGGCGAAGCATTTACAGGTGCAACAACTCCACAGCCTTTTTATGTATCAACATCAGACAATAAAGTTTATCAATGCGATG